GTGACAAAACGGACCGATAATGGGCAAAAATGGGAACAAAACCTCGGGGGGGTGCATGCTACCGTTACATATCTGGAAGGTTTGATTTTTGTGGTGGTTCCTGAGTAGTGACAAAAAAAAAATATATTAAGTTAATAGTTATATTTATATATATATATATATATTTATGTATTTTTTACTATATTTTTATATATTTTTATGTATTTATATATATCTCTATTTTTTTTTGTTACGCGTTCCGTAATCGCAAACGTGTGAGTTTCAATGTTTTACCCGTAACGGTGTAAACGGAGGGAAACGAAAAAAGGCCCCGAAGGGCCTAAAAAGTTAAAATTTTAACAGATTTTAACAAAAAAACTTGATTTTGTAATCATCAGAGGAAATCTGGGCGTTTTTCGGTGGTGGGTGGTTCGTTTGGTGGTTGCTGGTCCGTTTGCTTAATCGATTTTAAGGCGGTTTTTTTTGCGTTTAACAGCGTTTCGTTCGTCGGTTGGGTAGTTAGTCCACTCGGTAGTTCGTTCGTTGTAATTTCAGCGAGTTTTTTTTGGAGTGCTTCGGAGCTCAAAATGGGTTTAAACTGGTCAGCGTTCCTCCGATTTAGGTCTCGCCCGAAGATTTTGCCTAAACTCTGGGCGGCGTTTTTCAAACATTCGGCTTTTAGTTTTGGGTAAGTTAGGTCCAGAGCGTTTTTTTGTTTGTACTGTAAAAAGTCGGCGACGGGGGTATCGCGTTGCTGGGTAATTACGACCGCGCCCGCTCCGGTCCGGTGGATTTTTTCTCCCGTTATGGGGTGTGTAACGACGAGCTCCAGGTGTCCGACGACCTCGTTAAGGAGTTGCTCGGTTGTAAAGTTGACGGTCTCCCAGAGGCCGAAATAAAGTTCGTCGAGGGTCATTTCGACGTGAGAAATCGTGACCGTGCGAGCCTTGCCGTCGGCTGTTTTGTCGATCGACTCGGCGGGAGGTTCACTGTTAAGGCGCTGCATAAATTTCTGGAGGGCCTCGAGTTTTTTGTAGTCTGTCATGGTGTTAAATTATGTTAAAGAGTTGTAATACTCGACTCCGGCGGCGTCTCCGCCCTGGTCGACGTGTTTAACCTGGTTAATGATTACGTCCTGGCCGTCGTGCCAGCCGTTCGAGTAGGCGTCCCTGACGAGGTCGCGCTCGAGTTTAATCCAGTAGTTAGCGTCTCCGTTGGTTACGGGGAACCCGTAGCTCTGGAGGTGCGCGATAATGATCTGGACGGGTGTTTTTTGCATAGTTTTAAAAGTTAAGGGTTAAGAGTTCGTTTGAGTAGCTGGGCCAGTTGTTCGTCTCTCGGCATGTTTGGAGGGTTTGAAGGTTAGCCAGGTACTCAGCGCGGCCTTGCTCGATAGCGTCTGGGTTTAAATGATAAACGGCGACTGGGTGTGGTGCTGTTTTTTCGACGGCGATCAGAATAAAGTCCGGAGCGGTTCCGGTTAAGGACTTAACCGCGTCCGAGTAAAACGCGCCCTGGACGTGGTAACGGTATTTTTTAACAGAGCGAAGGAAACCGGACGGACTGGCGTCGTCGGTTGTTTTAAAGTCGATAACTACGTTAAGGCCTGGAATATATTTGTCGATCATGGACTTGCATAGGGTTTGCCCGGAGGTCCACTCGATAATTTTTTCGGCCTCGCCAGCCATAGCGAGGAGCTTAGACGCGAGCGGGTGGTTTTTAATAGCGTCGATCATTGTTTGAACCTGGAGGAGGTCGTCGCCGCTGACGATAGTAAGCCCGGCGGCGTCCGCGTGGCGTTTGGCGTCTTTATAGGCGCTGGTCCGTTTGTCGGCGTCGTTAACGATATAGTTCGTCTCGAACTGGTCCGGCGTTAAAAGCTGGGTGTGGAATAGTTTCCCGAACGTAAGCGCTGGCGTGATTTGAGGCTGGTAATCCGGGTTAAGGTATCGGTGCCAGTAATGAAGTGGCGAGCGGTTAAGCGCGTCGAGCTGGGACTTACTTACGCGGGCGGTGTCCTGGTAATAAGTCGAGGAGGTTAGAGTTTCCATTTTTCGAGGTATTTTTTAATGATTTTTTTGATTAGGTTGTACTTGCTGGCTGGGACTCGGATCGATAGTGTCCGGGTAGGTTCGATAAAAAGCGGCTTACGACCAGAGTTTGGACGCTTGCCGCCGTGTTGTTTGTTGTCGCTCATAGGTCGATAACGTCAATCGAGGCGAGCACGCCGTTAAACTCAACGGAACCGAAACGCTCGAGCTGGTCCATGCGGTCGAGGTAGGTTTGTTCGGTTTCTGAGCTGTTTTGATAGTTTAACATGATCCGGTCGGCCAGGTACTCGACGGCCTCGTCGTAGGTGTTAAAGTGTTTTTCGAAAGTATACCAGGAACCGGACTGTTTGGGCGGTCCGAAAAAGTTAACGTTTGCGTAGTTGTACGCGGTTTGAGCCTGAGCGATTACCTTGTAAAGCTCCTCTCCGATTAGGGTAGTTTTCATAATTATTTGGGTTAATTTGTTGAGACAAAATACGGGGTTAATTTTTGATTTTGCAAACGTTTTCAAAAATAAAAATGTTAAAAAATGTTAAAAGCAGCCGGAGCTCCTTAAAAAAGTCAATAAAAACAAGGTGGGTCCCGCCGTTGGTTGTATAAGCGAAACTGTTGCGGTTAGCGATTAGTTGGGCGCAATTTAGTAGCCCCTCAATTCAATAAACTCATCCAATGACTTTTTGCCACAATTTGGAAACTTTCTCATTTTATGAATTTGTATGTTTTCTATAAATTCTTCTTTATAACCAATCCAATCTGGTGTACCTTGTCTTATATCATAAAGTACATTTTGCAATCTTTTACTGCATCTATCGAATTTATCCCATTCTGCAATTGGAGTTAAACTGCGCCCAACATTATATTGGCGCAATTGCTGGTGATACGTTTCAACGATGTCTAATGCTTCTAAATACTGTTCTCTTGTTATCATAGTTTTGTGGTTTTAAAGCGCAACTGCGCCAATATTTTTACGTTATAAGCCATTTATCGGTTTAACCCAAAGCGATCCGAGGACCTCTCGGTCTTGCTGGAGGCTTAAATAATAGTTTAACGTCTGGAGCTGGTCAATTACCTTTGGCGCGTAGTGTATTACCGTTAAATCGTTGTAAACCGTTTTAAGGTAAAAAGGAATTCGGCTCCTTGGTGCTCCAATTATTTCGCCGATTTCGTGCTGTTTGAGGTCCGGAAACTTACACGTAATCCAGAACGTAAATACTTTTTTTATGTTAACGATCGATTGGTTACGTGTAGTTAACAGCTTGCGGTCCACGTTTGGGCCCAGGAATAACTCCCAGACGTTTTTTATTGCTTTATAGGACGTGAGCGTTTCTGGTTGCTCGAGCGGAAACAGCTCGTAAAAACGAGCCTTTCCGAGAATCATATAATCGTTATAAATCCTCATAGCTTGTTAAATTTACGGTTAAAATAAACCTCGGCGGAAATATCGTCGTTGTCGAGCTTGCCGTGGGCATAGGCTTGCATGATCTCGAGGCGTTCCTTGTCGAGTAAACGCTCGGCGATTTCGGCGACCTCGTTAACCGGGATCGCGTCGCCTGAGTCATAGCTTGTGAATAGCTTGTGAATTAATTGCTGGAGTGCTGTTTTTTCCATGTTTTTAGTTTTTTAAGTTAATTTTTACCCCAGCGCTTACGCTTGGCATGTTATTTATTACGTCGTAACCGCCGGAGACGTAAGCGAGGTTTTTAATCGTCAGGGTAAGGATAGGAGCGGCTCCTTTGTTTTTCCCGTGGACGTATTGCATACCTCCGTAAAGGGTTAACAGAGGGACGTCCTGGACAGTTGTCGTCGTTGTCGTTACTGAGGTCGGTCGGAGGTTTTTCGTCGAAACCTCGCGCCAGCTTAAACGGTTGGCAAAAATTGAGTCGGAAACTGTAACCTCGACCTTTGTAACGGTGTCCCTGATAGTTTGTTCGTAAAATCGCGCCGTAAAAAAGGACTTAATTATTTGGGCGGTGTCCACTGGTCCGGGAGGGTAAACGATAACGGAGTCCCGGTAAATCGTTTTTTCGTGGAGTTCCTTTATTTTAAACGGCTCCAGAACGACTCGAGTAGTGTCGTTATTTATTACGGTCGTCGTTTGCGTGTGGACGTCTTTTTTGCGGTCAAAAATTAGCCAGACGATAGCGGCTCCGGTGGCGATACCGACGCCGTACATGATTAATAAGTGGTTAAGATTTTTTTTCATTTTAAAAAGGGTCGTTTTGTTCGTTTAAAATTTCGCTGTTTGATTTCACGCCGAGGAGGCTCGCTGGAACCGCGACGGCTCGCGTTTGCTCGACCGCTCCAAACCTGACGGTGTGAGGTATCGGGTAAGCTCCCTCCAGGCGTTTTAAAATAGTCCCGTGAGCTCCGTTCCAGCGGGTGTCTTTAAGAATATACTTAATAAATTTCGACGTGTTGCTGATCCAGATTTCGCGCGCTGGGTTAAATTCGCAGCGGATCCCATGGCGGGCAAGTTTTGTTTTAGCTTCTTTGGCGTCGATAAGTTTGTCGAACTCTCCAAAACATATTTGGCATAACTCCCCGATCGAGCGTTCCTGGCGTCCGTTGTAATCGGACTCGACCTGGAGTAGGCTCTCCATGATGTAATAAAACAGCTCCAGCTCGTCCTTGTTCTCCTCGAGTCCTTGCTCCTCGTTCCAGTTCATTAGCTTAATAAACTCGAGCGCCTCCTCGACTGTAACCTCGTTCTCCTCGGTTAGTGAGTAAGCTCCGGCGAGTAGTGTCCCGATCTGGTCTCCGAGCCGTTGGCTCTTTAAGTGAATAGCCACGGCAGCCGAAAAATTTTCGGAGTTTTTAAGTATTACCGGGAGGAGAGAAACGGTCCGAGCTTGTAAGCGATCGACAAACATATCGGTAACGAGTTCGTAATAAATCGACTGGAGTAAACGCCAGTTCTCGTCTGAGTTAAAGGACCGTTGTTTTTTTAGGGCCAGCATAGTAACGCGCGTTTTGTCGGCCATGTTTTTCATTTGAGGGGCGATCGACGCGAACGCGAAACAGCTCCGAATTTTAAACGTGGACGCCATCCCGGAGGTTGAGCCCTTAATCGTTCGCCCTCCATCGTCAGAGCTGGAACCTCTCATTAGTTGTAAAACGTTTTGCATGCGCTCCATATCCGTTTTGCTCTCTCCTTCCGCCTCGTCAAAAACTACCGGAATAGCGTCGTGCTGTAACATTTGACGGATACCCGCCTCCGTACTGTTTCCCTGAGGGTCCAAAACACAGTTACCGAGTAAACGTCGGACGATCTGTTTAAACGTCCAGGACTTACCAGTTCCAGCGGCTCCGGTTAGCCAGATGTGAGGACGCCACTTAAGCGCGCCGCAAACTGGAGCGATAACACACCAGCCAGCGAGTAGGTAAGGGTTAACCTCGCGCTCCCAGTTTAATAGCTTTAACATATCGAGTAGCGGGTAAGCCTCCTCTTTCGTTAACGGGTTTTTTATGTTAAAGTCCAGTTTCCAGCTTTGCTCGTAAATATACCGCGATTTGTGCTCGTTTAAAGTCATTCGTTTGTTATTTACTATTAAGCTCTCGCCCGTGTGAATTACAACGGTTTTTCCTTCGATCCATGCGCCACGGCCTCGAATTATTTCCGGGTTGAACATTCCACGGCGATAGCTCTCTGAGACTATCCAGTTCGTCGCGTTAATTAAGTCAAAGCGTGAGCTGGCTCTCCGGCTTGGGAAATTAGCCTCCCACCATTCTATAGGCGCCAGGTTTATAAGGTTTGCCATAGATAACCCGGAGGCGTTAAACGCGACGACAATGTGGGACTGGTGCACGTAAAATATAAACCGAGGGTTAAACTCGACCTTAGTAAATCCGAGAAACTTAAACGGCGCCTCGATAACGTGAGGTACCTCCTCGGCGATTACCTCCAGAGCTGGTTTTTCTCCGCGAACTGGAACGTCGATCATGTTTCCGCTCTCCAGGTATTTATTTACGTCGCCCGTAAAGTCCGCCGCGTCGAATTTAGTCGGCCAGACGGGATCCATTTTAACGGCTTTGGCGACGCAATTACTTGTTAAAATATCCATGATCCCGTCAACGGAGCGATAATCGACTATTTCGTTTTTAGCGTTTTTTACGGCCTCCCAGCCTCCAAACATAGCGCGGAAACCGACCTCGTCGTTATCGGGCCAGAATAAAATTTTGCGGCCAAACAACGGACTCCAGTCTGTTTTTTTAATAGCGTCACAGCCTCCGATCCATGTAACGACCGGGTTCTCTGGGAATAAATTAATCGCGGCGCGTGCTGTTTTTTCTCCCTCGACAACGATAACGGTCCGGTTTGGGAACTGTTTTAAGCTCGGTAAATTAAACAGCGGACGAGGTTCGGCGAAACCCATCCAGCGCCAGCTTGCGCCGTCGAAACAGTGAGGGAGTACCTCTTTTTTCCCGTTATCAAAGTCGAACCGACAAACATATCCGTATAGGTTGCCGTTTATATCGGTATAGGTGTATGTTTGCGACGGGTAGCCGTGTTTAATATGATTAAAAGTAGGTTTACGCGCGTAATCTGGGACCGGGTGTATCGGTTTTTTAACGTCTTTTTTTTGCTGGACCTCAGTAACTCGGACGTTACCCTCGTGCTGGTCTAACCACTGGAGCGCCTCGACCGTTGTCCAGTTATTTTTTTTGACGAGAAAATCGAGAACGTCTCCCCCAGCTCCGCACGAAAAACATTTCCATAGGCGCTTTGAGTCCGTAACGATTAGGCTCGGGTCGGTATCGTCGTGAAACGGGCAAACGGCCTTATAGCTGTTTCCGGATTTTTTTAGCTCGATAAACTGTTTTAGGACTGAGCTCAGCTGGACTCGTGCGATTTTTTGCTTTATTTCACTCATAGCTTAACAGTTTTTCGTTTAATTTTTCGCGCGCCTCCTCCGGACTGGTGGCAACGATCGCGATACCTCCGACCTTGTTTACGTAATCCATCCAGTCCTTTTGTTCCTGGGATAGTTTACCGCGCGGCGTTTTAACCTCGACGGACAAAAACACGGCGAAAACTTGGTTGTTTTTTATTACGCGAACCCATCCGATTAAATCGCCGCTGCCCTTTTGAAGGCCGAAATTTATCGGGAAACCGTTAGCTGTAAATCCGAGGCCGACGTTATTTCTGAATAGCCGGACGTCGTTACGACTGAGCTCCGCCCGGATCGAGTCCATTATTTCTTTTTCAGTCATTTGTCAGGCCCTCGTTTAAACAGTCGATACACTGGAACTCGAACTCCTCGATTTCATAACAGTCACAAAAAACGATTCCCCGTCCCTCGCAAACCTCGCAAGTTACAAGCTCGGTACAGCCCCCACAGCATAGGCTCATAGGCTTGCCGCAGTCGATAAAACCGCGAACGCGTCCGCGCCCGTGGCACTCCCGACAGTTTACCTGGTAAACGTGTGGGTGTAAGTGAATAGGGCTATACATAAAGTTCCGCGGTTAAATCTGGGTGGCTCTCCTTAACTAATTTAGTCGCGATTTTTTCGACCGCGTAAGTCATGGGCTCGTGCCCGGAGAAGTTACAACTCTCGATAATACTCCTCCAGCGGACCTCGGGAGTAACTCGGAGTAATACTTTAGCGTAAAATATGTCGTTGTCGTTGGCGTCGCCGTAGTTAACGACGTCCCAGTAAGCCGACGCCATAAAGTCAGCGATTGAGGCAATTGTTTTTTTGTCCATTGTTTCGGGTTTTTTCGGTTTGTTTGATAAAATTATTTAGAACGTGAATATAGAGGTCCATCGCTTCATTACGTCCGAACTGATAACGATATAGGAGGCAGCTCCGGAGAACTTTCCGGAGGGTTCGGATATTGGTTCCGTACTGTTCGAAAATTTGCCTCCGGATTCTCGAGGGGCGTTTGTTGTATTTTAAGGTAGCCATGTCATCCTCCCGATTTCAGAGTCGCGGTATATGTCCAGCATAAAGTCCCAGCCGTTCGATTTTTTTATCCCGTCGATGTGTCGAGAAAAGGCACTGATCCGGCGCACGTGAAAGCTCATTTTTGCCATTAAGATTAGAACGCGGTGTAAGGTTCTCGCCTCGCCGTTTTCGAAGTATTTATGGACGATTTCGACGCGCTCGTTAACCTGGTAATCGTGTGAGCCTTTAACGAGGTAGGTTCCCGTTTCGGTAGCCTGAGCGCTCTCCTCCTCGCCGTGCTTACAATAATACAGATAACCGCGTTCGTCTAAAAATATGTACTCAGTGACGCGCGGAAACTTGGAAAAATCCATAGGTAAAAACTCTGCACGTGCAAGCGCTCCAGTTTTGGAGCCTCGAATAATAGGTTCGTTTATTCCGTCCATAGCTTAATAAACAAAGATTTCGATTCCGTCGATATTTTTTTTGAACCTTACCAGAACGTGGTTCGTGCTAATTTCCCAACAATAATCGTTCTCGTAAACCGTAAAGATTTTATCGACTGGGATAGTCATTAAAACCGGATCGTGTAGCTGAACGTTCCAGGCTTGATCGATTTCTACCAGGTAATTTTTTTCGGCTATCCGGAGGACCACCTCCTCGATTTGCCAGTTTTTGTTTTCTGTCATATTGGTTTAATTTGTTGCCACAAAACTACAAAAAAAACAAATATGTTAAAAAACCCGCTTGTTATTAACTTATGAACAAAAACCTGTTAATAACGTTTAGCTGGTTTATTTGTGAGTTTGCTCTGTTGCCATTTGAACATGTGATAGGCCCAGCCGGGGCTGTAACCTCGCTCTTGCGCGATACCCTTCCACTCGCTTAAAGATTTGTAAACAAGTTTTTTTTCCTCCGGCGGCTTAATATCTGGCGCCGTAACCTCGAACAGTACACCGTCGACCGTTTTAATCGGTTTGCGGAGTTTTGGAATATAAATATCGTTACACTCTGGGCAAACGTTTTTCGTTATCGAAAAAACCGCGTAACATTTTTGGCACGTGCGAGTTTTAATTTCGATTTTTTGGAATTGTTTAGCTCCGTGCTCCAGCGTCCACAGTCGATCCTCCTCGGGTAATCCGAACCGGTGGCAATTTCCGACGTGGTCCAAAATAATAGCCGAGTCCTTACCCGGTGCTGGACGTAATACTCGGCCGACTTGCTGTAAATATAAATTTTGCGAGGCCGTGGGCCTAAGTAAAATCGCGACCTCGACGGCTGGAATATCCGTTCCCTCACTTATTACCTCGCAGCTCGTCAGTATCTTAATCGTTCCGTCCGTTAGTTCCTGGATCGCTCGAGCTCGTTCGGCTGGTTTTAGTTCTCCGTTAATCGATTTTGCCGCGATCCCCTCGTCGTTAAATTGCTGGGCCACCTGGTCCGCATGCTTCACGTTAACGCAAAAAACGACGGCCCGCTTACCGTTAGCGAGTTGTTTATAGTGCTGGACAGCGTCCCCGGTTATTTTTGCAGTGTTAAATAGCTGAGCTATCGCGTCGGTTTGATAGTCGCCCCTCGATTTTTTTACCGTGCTGAGGTCCGGAATGTTTATCGTCGAAAAAACGCGAGGCTTAACGAGGTAGTTTTTCTCGATTAACTCCTTAATCGTTGCCCCGATAAACATACTGTCGAAAATATCCGCGAGGCCGTTTCCGTCGAGTCTGGATGGCGTGGCCGTTACTCCGAGGAGCCAGCGCGGTTTAATCGTTTCAATTATTTTTTTATAGGTTTTAGCGGTCGCGTGATGTGCCTCGTCGATAATTATAAGGTCCGGGATTAAATCCTCCGGTATATTACGCGATAACGTTTGAACGCTGGCGACGACGACTCGCTCACGTATCGGAGCGCGTTCATAATCCGGATGAATTACCGAGTGTTTAACGTTTATCGCTTCGAGTTTTGCGACGGTTTGTTTAATAAGCTCGACCCGATGTACCAAAATAAGGACGTCCCTCATTTGGTTGCTCATTAAATACGCGATTTTAGTAAATACAACGGTTTTTCCCGCTCCGGTAGGTAAAACTAAAATCGGTTTTTTTTTGTTTTCGCGGTATAAATTACGGAGCCCCTCGATGGCGGCGATCTGGTAGTCTCTAAGCATGTGTTAAAAATAAAAAAAACGGCTCAAAATTGAAACCGTTTTTTAACAAACTAACCCAGAAACCCTAATTTTCTACCGGATAAAATAAATCGATAACTAAATCTATTAAACCGCCCGCCAGTAGTGCCGTAAACGACAACGCTGGCGAGCCGCTAATGTACGTACTTACGCTTAAAGTAGCGATAAAAGTTTTTAACGCGTAAAGAAAACGGCGTCGTTTCGTTCTGAATAGTAATTTAATACGTCTCAAAGCTCAAAGTGCATACCGTCCAAACGCTTAAACGTTCCGCCCCATGTAAAACCAGCGTCAGTAAAACATTTAACGAACTCAGGGCTGAGCGTTGGCTCCTTACCGAGTCCGTTCCAGGCGGCGTTTAAGTCGATAGCCGTCCCCCATGAATGTTTGGAAACGTATTTAATCGCTGTTTTTATGTCGTTTTTTGCGATAGCAGCCGCAAATTTACCCTCGTAACCACGAATGGGGCGCGGGTTATAGCAGCCGTTAAACGTTAGGAGCTGGTTTTGTATCTTTTTTTTCCGCAAATTATCGAGCGCCGTGTGTAACGGTTTCTGGAGGTCGCGGTTTATGTAAATCTTTGGGGGCATGTTTGGAAAATTACACTCCCAAACGAGCATATTTTTTGCCTCAAACAGTTTTCGCTCGTTTACTTTGGTTCCCGTAAGGTCAAACGGAAACCCGTATTTATCAAACATTTCCTGGTTGTTCATGATCGTCGTTTTTAAACAGCCAGGCCAAAAAAAACAGCTTGGCCGTCGTTATTATTTGGGTAATTTTTTTCGAAAAATCCTCGACCTCTTTATTTAACTGGCGGTCGTACCAAAAAAAACACAGCGCTAAAATTACCAGAGGACCGCCTAAGATTAAAAATAACTCGAACGGCGTCGGTATCATTTTTTCTCCTCCGGTTTTGCTCCGGTAGCAAGCTCTTTAATAAACCTAAAAAATGAAACGCTGGCGCCTAAGTATGCCAGATTTCGAAACACCCAGGTAATAACGTGCGCGTAATCCTCGAGCTGGAGCTCTCCCAAAAATTCGCCAAAAAGTAAGCAAATAACCGACAAAAAAAAGTTAGTTATCGGTTTGTTTGGAAAGTGCTCGGTAATTTCCCAGTTCATTTTAAACGCTTAAAATAACATAGGAAACGTAAACTGTAAGGTCTCCGCTTCCGGCTGTCGATGTAGTTGAAAAATTAACAACGAGGTCCTCGTTCTCGTTAATAGTTGTATTTATAGTGTCCTCGGTGTCGTAACGTTCGAGGTTTGTAAAGTGTGCCGAGGCTGACTTTAATAACTTGTTATTGACGTCGGTAAACTGACCATTTCCAGCGGCCGCAGCGGTCGACGTTCCAACGTGAAAATGTAACTGAGAACCGTCGTAAATAGTACCAGCGTCGCGTTTGGCTGAAACCTGGACGACCTGGTAAAATTTACCCACTCCCGGAGCGGCCTCGAGCGTGTAAGTTCCGCCCGCTTGAATATCGCCCGCCGTGAATGTATATTTTTTAAATTTTAAAAAGTTAAACGGAGTGAACGTGTCGGTCGGTAAATTATAACTTCCCATTTCGTCCGATGAAAAATTCGAACTTAATTTGTACGGACCAGCTGGATCCTTGGCAATAAATTGAATTTTATCCGCTCCTCCGTTTCCGTCCGTCACAATATATCGGCGCCCAGGTATTAATAAATTTAACGTGGCGAGGTTGTTTATCGCCGCGTAAGTGTCGCGCGTAAAAAATTGAGTCGGTGTCCAGCTATCGAGTCCGAAATTATAAACCCCAGGCTCCGCCGTGTATAGCTCCGTAGCGGCTGGAAAAAACGAGGTGTTACTGTCGGCCTTAACAATTAGCGACAAGGTTCCAGAAACCGCGTTTAAAATAATATAGTCCGTGTAAGACGTTAAAATACTAGCCGTAACAAGCGCGCTAATTTGAGAGTAAAAACCGACGACAACGTCGAAACGCTCGAACGCGTCTCCCGTTTGATCGTACTTTCCGCACTCTCCGGAGTTTATATCAATCGCCTCAGGGTAAACAGTTGTAACACTGTCCGCGCGAACCATTAAATCGCGAACTCCTCCAGCTATCCCGGTAACGTGATACAATTTACCGACCTTTAAAGAACTGGCTCCGATTAGCGCCAAAAAAGAGGCGTAACTAATCGTCTCAAAAACGAGTCCCTGGTCCATTTGGCTGTTAGCGTCAAGGTCCACGTAACCGCCAGGCTGTCCCGCGTCAGATAACGCGTTTACTGAGCTGTCCGATAAATCGATTAACCGTTGCTGGAGGTTATTACCAGTAATAAAGTTAACGATGTTCGTGTATATGTTTGCGATAATATCCGCGTTTAAAACGGAGCGGTTTAGTTGTGCCATTATTGGTATGAATTGTCGAAACTGTCGTCGAATGAATAATAAGGCGGAGGTACAAACGTATAACTCCAGCTCATTACGTTGTTATCCCGATCGAACTCGAACGGAAATTTGTTGTCTGTCCACTGGATCTCGGCCACCCAAACAACCTCGTCTTTTAAACTGTTTGAGTGTGGGTTTTTTGGAACGATAACGACTGGACGCGTGCTCGCGTACATGATTGTTTCGGTTTGCCAAAAAACGTGATAATTACGGTTTCCGATTAACGCGTTCCAGTGATCGCGGTTTCCTTTATAGTTAGGCTCGGAAATTTTTAGTTGAAAATTATAAAGCAGCGGAAACTCCTCCATACTACCGAACCCGCGGACGTTTATAGGATCGCCTCCGTTAAACTCTCCCTGAGTTTCTGGGTAAACAAAAATCCGTTGAGCTGACCGCCCGATATCCCAGTTCGTTAAGTTAGTAACGTCCGAAATTATCGTGTTAAAATAGTTACGATGGACAAACGCCACAGCTCGAACGCGTCCGAGTTCTGGCTCGCAGTTCGGGCCTATATTAACGTCAGGAACTAAACAGCTGGGATAGTACGGCATAAATCAAAGGTAAGGAGAGCCGCGATAAAACGGCCCTCCATTTTTTAACACTTTAATTAAGGAACGTAACAAGTCCAGAGCCCAGCTGAGTAAGTCGCCTCTTCGGGGAAATTGTCGCTGGTCCATTTAGCGGCAACGTCCCAGGTGCGCTCCAGTTTTAAATCGTTCTGGATTGGGTTTTGCGGAACGATCGTACACGGCACGTCAGAAATAGCCAGAACGGTTTCCGAGCGGAACGCTACGTGGAAATTTCTCGAGCCCTTTACGCTGTTGTAGTGGTTCCGGTTGTTAATGTAGTTCGGGTCCTTAAACGTCAGGTTAAAAGTGTAAGAGTTGAGGTTCTCCTCAGTGTCTCCGTAACCTTGTCCCATGTTAGGAGTTCCGCCGTCGTAATCGCCCTGGGTCTCAGGGTATACGTAAATTTCGCCGGAGTTAATACCAGCGTCCCAGGTTGCCTGGTCGCCTAAGTTAGCGACAAGCGTAGGGTAATATGATTGGTTCACGAGCGCCACTCCGCGCACGCGGGAGAGTTCAACGTCGCATGAACCGCAAACGTGAGCCGCGATGTTTTCCTCGCAGCCTGAAGGATAGTAAGGCATAATTTAACAGTTTTTACAGAGCTCAATACATGATCTCCGATAGGTTGTTTTGATTGAGTAACGGACTGAGACAAGTCCATAATTTAACCCGACTCTCACTTCGGGGACGTTGGTCTCTGATTGCTGGACGACTCGAGCGTCGAGGTCATGATTAATTAGTTCAATACGGCAGTCAAACAGTTGCAAACTCTCACAGATTGCTCTCGTTAAAACGCTTGGAATTGAACCGATAAACAAGTCCTTAACAGTCTCAGCCGTTAACGTGCTACGGTGGAAAAAAATAATAAGCGCGATCTCGTTCGACTCCTCGACCTTGTCGAGCTTGTCTCCGTAGTTGTTCTCAACGGTTAAGTATTTACCCGTCAGCTCACGATGATACCATGAACAGCGGTACTGGTCCGTAAACATACAGTTAACGATTTCGCTTCCTTGCTGAACTCCAGAAAAAAAATACTTATCGTCGTAATAACGCTCGGCAAGTCCCCAGGCCTTTAATGGACTGAGCTCTCGCGGCGTTAAAACGGCGTTAATCGCTTTGTCTATTTCGTTTATTATTCCGGTTAGGTTCATTTATAACAGTTTTCGAGCCGTCTCCTCGGCGGCTATTTTTGCCATGTCTTGTTCACGCTGGGATAACTCCCAAACGTTACCATAACGCTCGGTTAACCACTCGATTTTATTCGCGTTTAAATCTCCCAGAACTCCGATCGTGTAACCGTTGTCTTGAGCCGCAAGCGTGTAACTTTGTTCGAGGTTTGAGGTCAAAGATAAAACCACTTTGTTTCCTTCGGTTCGGTTGTATTTTTTTTCTCTGAGCGCCTCGTATTTTTCCGAGTAGGTCCCGATTGGACTTCCGTCTGGTTTCTCTCCTCGTTCGTGTATTCGCTCCCGGAGCTCCGGCATAACAGCCGCAGCGGCCGCACGTGAAACCGTCTCCGCGTACTCGAGCGCGTTAATACTCGTAACGAGGTCCCCGATAACTTGGTATATATTGCTAAAGTATTGCACTACGGTAACGGAGAAAAAACAGTTACTAAGGAGTTACACTCGAGGCACGCGTCGCAGCTAAATTTAAGGCCGTCCAGCGCGTTTTTTAGAGCCTCTCGATATTTACCCTCGTAAAGGTTAAACAGCTCGCGAGCCTCCTCTCGTTTGATCGTGCTTAGATAATTAACTCGGCTGGTGTAAAGTCTTTCGCTCATAAACTCGCAGCCCAGTAAATACCAAAACGCCTCGGCAAAAATTTGTCGGTTGCTGCAAATAGCCGGGTCGTAATCGCAGCCCATAGTTACAACGATCTGGAGCCCGGTTATTAAATCGCCGTTGTTAAGATTACCGTTCGCGTTATTCGTTGAACTTGCAAACCCTTGTAAGTAGCCACAGCTCACGTCGTAACAGTAATCCATACATTCGGCCCAGAGTCCGTTTAACTCGGCGGCGCTATATGTTAACGTCTCGACGTCGGTCGAATTAAAACCGACGCCTAAAACGGGGATATTCCATTTTTTTAAAATTGAAACCTCGATCCAGTTCCCCGGCGTGTAAGCCGTTAAGTCGATAGTTTTCGTGTCGAGGATTTCTTTTGTGAGGTAGTTAAAAAACTGAATATCGACCGATGTCGCCACAGTTCCCACGCCGTAATAAAAACGAATTTTATCGACTGAAAAATTCGCGAACGGCGTTAAAATCCAGTCGTCCGTAAACGTGTACGCCTGGTTTAAAACTATCCCCTGGTAAGTGTCGCCAGCGGCAAACGGCGCGGTCGGTTGAACGTTAGCCGTGTCCACTGTCCGACGTACGCGTTTAAGGTTATAACGCGTACTTAAGTGAGTCATTATTTCGTTTTTGATCCGAGCCTCCGCGCGTTCGTTTATATCCTCCCAAACGCCCAGATAATTAACTTGCTCGGAGTCCGCCACCTCGGCGAAACTTTTTAAGGAAATACCCAGGAGCGAGTTTAAGTTATAAATCGCTCCGGGTACTTCATTAATCGAGCAGCCCTTTAAGTAAACTAAACCACTCAGGCAGCCCATAGGTTAGGCGTTGGTTGCGGTGTAACGAAACGCTCCGTTAACTCCAGTCAAACGGTCGGTAGCTTGGTAAGCGTCATTTGGAACTTGCCACAGAGCGTACTCTTTGCTCATGATTAAGCTCCAGCCACGCTGGTAAGTAACCTCCTCCTCGCCTACAATTACGGTAGTCGGACAGTCGAGATACTTCATTTGGAAATCGATGTTAAACAAAGGTAACAAACCTTCGGCTCCTGGCATGTCCATAGGGATAGGCATGTTCCAGAACCAGCTGGTTCCTTTTTGGCCAGCGCGGAAACCAGTGTATTTGTTAATTTGAACCAGTCCAAACGTTCCAGGCTGGAAAACTCCAAACTGGTTAGCTCCCCACGTTGACGCTGAAATAATATCGTGGTAATAATCAAACGCGCCAAAACCAGCGTTGTTATTCATTTGCGCGTAGTTAGTCATTAGACCGTTACGAGCTTGAATAGCGGCGGCGTTAACAAGTCCAGAACCTACCACGATAGGGCGGCCCATACCTTCGTTAAACGCGTAATCGTTCAGAACCTTAGTCCAGCCCTCAGTGAAATCGTCCACTGTTAAGTCCTGGTTAAAGTTTACGGTTACGGCGGTGTTATTACCAGTAACGGCGTTAACTCCCCAAACTACGGAGGAGGTTAATCCGCTGTTAATTGCAGTAACGAAACCATTCATTGAGGCCATAAGGCCCGCAAGGTGCTCTTGCATAAACGGAGTCGGAGCTCCGCCTAAAACTACGGAACGGCTCGCCTCGTCGCAATAACGAGCGATAGTCTCGTCGCTAAAGTGCATACCGAACTTAGCGGTCGCTACGCTGTCAATAGTGATTTCTGAGTACTCAGGAACCAGGTTAATATCGCAGTTATCAATTTCTGAAATTTGCGATCCTTCGGTTCTGGTGTAATACTTCAAACGTAGGTCCTTGATGTGACCAGCCTCATTTGATAGTGTCAAAGGGTCTCCCATTGGAGACGCTTGGGCTCCCTTCTCGAGGAGGACCTTTAAAAATCCGGAGGGAGTAATTTTTGTTTCTGGCGCGTTTTCTCCGATCACGTATTTCATGTGTTCGAGGATCGCCGGGCAATATCCTAAAGCCATTTTTTTAAGTTGTTTTTACCGAATTCAGCATATCGTCGATGTGACTTAACGCCGCTGTTACGGTTGGTTTTTGAGGGGTTCCGCTTTGGTGCGGTTGTCTCGGAGCTTGTGCTCCAGGTTTTGTTTCGCCCACTCCGTTAACCTTTAAAAAGTTTTTCTCGGCCAGGGCAGCTTGTGAGAGTGTCTGGAAGGATAACTCCTTGCCGTTGTCAAAGATAGGTGTTTGTCCGTCCTCTTTGCTAACGAGCGTAAGTTTTCCATTTATTTTTTTTAACACAGCGCCTTTTTCCTCGAGCTTACGGTCAACAATGGACCGGGCGATTTGTGTTTCGATTTCTTTATCCACGTTCGACGGCAACGGTAAACCGCTCAATATCGAGTTAACCGTTTCGTTTAAGATTTGGCTCTCGTAACGGTCCGTAACCTCTTTAAGCGCTTGCTGTTTAAGTGTCTCCATTTCGGAGAGCTTACGGTTCAGCTCGACGATTTGCGCCTGGTAGGTTTGTGAATCCTTACCAGCTGAGCTCTTAGCGTTGTTACCCGCTTGCTCCGCTATTTTTTTAAGGGCTTTTTCAACCTTCGAGTAGGTGCTTTTTTCTCGAACGATTTCGTTAATCGTTTCGTCCGCGATACCGTGCTCCGATAACCAGGTCTCGATGTTATTATTAAACGGATCGAGCGCCATCGCTGTATAGTGTTTTTTCAGCGTAGGGTGTGCTTTGCCGTGTTCCAGGCTTATAAGATTTGACGTAAGCGCCTCAGTAATCGAGTCCGGGATCGGAGTCGTCGAAAAATCCGCCTTGCTCAAAATATCAATGAACGCCTTCTCATTCGTGTCAAACCCGGCACGCTCGAGGAGGTCTTTAAATAGTTCTCCAGCTGTTTTCATAAATTGTTTTTTTTAACGTGAACCGCCGCAGCAAGGTTTACTCGGGCGAGTTATTTTCGTTTTTGCCATTTTTAGGTGCTTTTAGTGAGTTGTTCGATTAGGACCTGGTTCTGTTTTATTAACTCCATTAAGATTTGAGTCTGGCTCTTTTGTTCGACGACCTTCGGCGGGTTTTTACGCGCGTACGCTTCGTAAATTCCGAGCTCGGCGGCCTCGTCCAGGTTCAGCTCTTGCGGCTCGATAAAGTAACGAGCTTGTTTTTCACGGCTCACGCTCGACTTTTTTGTCGCGTGAAACTTTCGATTTTTCGCGTTGTCCGGGATGATCTGACTCACTCCGTTTGGCAGTGTAATCTTTAACACTTTGTAAGTGGGATTTTGATTTGTATTCATGCGTTAAATTTAACAATAATTAACCAGTTATTAAAGCCCTTATATTTGCCGGAACCAGTGCCGCAGGTATCGGATAAACTTGGTGTCCGCAGTTATAGCCGCCACGGTAAACCATAAAGTTCGACGTATTGGTATCGTCGATCATGCCTTGCGGGAGTCCCGTTTTGGCGTAAATCTTACCGTTTAAATTTTGAAACTCAGTAAAATTTCCCTTTATAATGTTCGGGAGTTCGGAGCGGTGGAAATACTTTTTATCTTTTAAGGCCTTGCAAAACGTGCGCGTCGTTTTTCTGTCGCTCCCCTGGTAACGAAACCACTCCCAGCCGAGGTCCTTAGTCATTAAATCGTTAACCGTCGCGCTGTATTGGTTAATCGCGTCGGTCGTTATTTGCTTAGTATATTTTAACAGAACGCCGTCCACTGGTCCCGCGTTGCTCTGGTAGCCTTTAATATAGTTCCCGAGCTCCTCGCTTAGCTTAGCGTAACTCCCGCCCGTTGTTACGTAGGTATTTATTACCTCACGGATCGGGCTTATAATGTTCGCGTCCATCCCGCCCTCGGTTAGTTGCTCGAGTAAAATTCCGACGGATTGTTCGCGAACGGCGCTCACTATTTCGGGCGGCTTAAATTTTTTTTCGAGGCTCTTAAAATAGTTCAAGTTTAACGTGTCGACCTTCTCGTAAAGCTTGCCGAACTGAGTAACGGCCTCCAGATAATCGGCGTCGTCCAGTATTATTTTTTGCAGTTCGGATTTTAGCCTACCCAGTAGCCGGATATTTTTTGCCGTATTTTGTAACGTTCCGCCGGAGACGTCGAGCTCTCGCTGGAATTCGACTAACTTAGAGTAAATCCGATTTTGAATTTCCGGAATTACCTCGTCAAACGTTGCCAGCCCTTTGTCGACTGTCGTCAGTAAATTATTTATCTCTTTGTCTCCGGTCATTAAATCAATTTAGCCACGTTATCGACTTTTGTCGGATCTGTTATTGTTTGAGGCGTTCCGAGTTGAGCCTTCGCTTGTTCGTATGTTAACCCGAATCGATCCATTACTAACGCGATAGCAGCTTCGAGGTCATAAACTCCAGAGCTCACAGCCTTAACTATTTCGATGATACCAGTCAAACCTCCGACGGAGTTCTTTAACTCGTTACCTCCTCCGCTTGTTTCAACCTCGCCCATTATTTGAGTGTATAACTTGTTAACTGAATTTATATTTTTCAGTTTTTCGTTAGCCATTTTTTCCATTACCGCTTGTTTTTCTCTCCGGCTCAAACGATTAAACTCTGGGTTCTCCTCGTATGCCATCCGGATAAAATCCTGAATATATGTACTTATCAAATAGTCTTGTTTAGTCGCTCCCTTGTTACTTACCCGGAGCGCCTTCTCGTCCTCGGTTAACCCGCTCATAGGGTCCAGGTCGAACGCGTCCGTTAACTGGTTTTGCAGTTTAAAGTCTTGGGGGAAACGCTTCCGGATTAACTCCTTTTCTATTGAGCTTAAAATCGCGTCGTTTACCTTGCTGTCGTTTGCGACCTTTAACTCGCTTACTAAAAAATCCGATCCCAAAATATCGAACGTGTTCGGAACGATAACCAGCGGAACCATAGCTTCACAGTCGTCCTCCGAGTACAACGGATAGTAACGCCAGAGCGCTGTATATTTTGCCGTTAACTCCATAACGCGCGCAAGGTCCAGAGCCACGCCGTAAAACGTGTTATTTGTTTCGTCGCGGTCGTAAGCCTTCGCGAGTCCGCTTTGAGCCGCTGGAGCCTCCTCCAAAAATTGCATATTAACCGCCGCGAGCGCCCGGTAACGGTGGCCTTCGATCCGCTTACTCTGGAGCTCGGCTATATCCGTTTGTTTTTGAATATACCCAGCCGGAGGGAGTGGCGCCATTTGCTCGCCGAGGTTTGCCTTTGGAGGACGGACTTTAATAACGTCAAACGGGGAACGCGGAACCACGCCGTTAACACACTTGTTATTTGTGCAAGGTACTTTTTGACTCTCTTTAATTAGGAAACCCATCCCCACACACTCTGGACACTGTTCGTCCTCATACATCCACAGCGTCGAGTACTGGTGTAAAGTTATCTCAGCGCGTAAGTCTGAGAACTCCATCGTCGCCACGTTTAACCAGGGTAGCATCCCCTTAAATCTGGACTGGTAAGTTATGTCCTCCTTATATTGACTCTTAACCACGCCGCCGAGTTTAAACATTGGAACCTCTGGGAGCCCGTGGTAATACTCCTCGACTAATTTAATTTGCCCGTTATTACCTTGCTCCCAAACCTTCCAGCTCTCCTCGTCGATCGAGTACCAGCGACGGCGTTCGTGCTCGGCCTTGTATAGTATACTTTTTTCGTCGCAATAATAAAGAATCCGGTCGCTGTTTATAATGTAAGGCGTGACCTCGGTGTACTCTGTCGGATCGTCTGAGCGCTCGCCCCAGATAACGACGACGCCGTTCGCGTCGATTATTTGTTGCTTCATAGCGACGTTAAACGTCCAGCTCATTAGATCCTTCTCCGCTGAAAAATCCGTGCCCAGGTAAACGCTTAAACGCTCCTCCTCCTTAATCGCTGGCCACTGACTCTCGTCCGGGTACTTTAACATATAACCGTCGGACCGTTGGATCCGGTTTAACGAGTTTAATAGACGGTCGAAAACCTCACAGAAAACGGGTTCGTAGGTTTCCTTCCGGTAACGTTTAACAGTTTCGTGCTCGTTTGGACGTTGTTTGTCCAGTAACTCGCGTGGGTATTTCGCGTCTGAGTAAATTAAAAAGTTCTCATACTCCTCCGCGTGCGGTTTGTGTTTGATTAGTTTTTCGACCTCGGCGGCCGTAAAGATTTCAATTTTTCTGTAAAGTTCCATCGCGTTAAATTGTTTGACGTTCGGCCAGCCAGCGTCTTTTTTGCTGGGCCTTATAAGTGTATCGGAGACCGAACGGTTTCGCGTAAATCTCCACCAGTAAGTTATAATTCGTTAACTGAAATTTTGCCACGTTTGATCCGCCTATCGACAAAAATAAATAATCTTTGTCGCGTAAATCCCGGAGCGCCAGCTGGCCCGGTTGCTCGCTTGGCCAGTACGTCGGTTTCCAGTTCTCCAAACCGGGGCCTCTGTTTTCCTGAGCCATCGCAATATATAACGGTAACTCGTCAGGGATGCACGTAGCAAAAACGCGGTGCTTTGTTTTTAAGTTTTCGAAATTGTACTTCCAGCGCTTAAATAGTGCCGCGTTCTCTGGTGTTTTTTTAAACCAAATAACCTCCGAGTGTACGTCCCAGATAACCTCCTCGTTAAACTCGTAAGCCTTTACGACCTCGCTAAGGTCGGCCCACTGTTGCTCGCCTTCCTGGATCGTGTTTGCCTTACGTCCTCCGCTGTTTTTTATGCAAAAATCCAAACCGCTCAGCCCGTCCAAAAACTCCGAAACGTTCCGCTCGTTTAACGCGATTAAATCAACGTCCAGAAACAGCGTTTCGTCGTAGGGTGTTAAATCGTAAATATGGGCTTTTGCCTTTAAATAACAGCGTTGTTTTTTGTTGGTAAACATTCGCTCCGGAACCGTTACAAGGTCCGTAAAAAAAACCTTGTATTCCGGGTTAATCCTAAACATGTTAGCCTCGTCGGTAGCTAAACACAGCGGCCCCTCGTAACCGTTAGCGCGTAACGATAACGCGAGAGTCGAGGCCATGTTTAAATAATTCTGGTGTCCGAGTGCAAGGAGTAAAACTCCGCGTTTTTTTTCTTTAGCCATTTTTAGCAATTTGTGTTTAATTCGTCAAACGGTGTCTCGTATGCGATAAACTCCGCCGGATAGCCGTTTATTACAGTCGTCGAGCTTGGAAATAAACTCGTGTATTCGTTGTCGAAACTGATAAACGTTCCTAAACCATTAGGAAAAACAACGTTAACGCTGTCGTGGTTTAGTGCAACGATTAAGGCTTTATGTGCTTGCTCTGGCATAACGTCGACGAGTGCCTTAAATTTACGACTTAAACGGGACTTAATACGCTGACGTGAGCCGTCACTCCTTAAATATACTTTTTGATCGATTTCGATTTCGGTATCTTTAAAGTAAATCGGGAGCCGGATAGCGTTTTGCCCTGGGTAAATAAACCCGAACGCGTCGTCCTGGTTGTAATAAATTAGCTTTAACGTATTACACGGGTTCGTGATCCTGACGAAACACTGGTCGGAGTTCCAAAACTCAAACGGTAATATCGTTGGAGCTGGCGCCTGGTTTCCCGTTTGAATCCGGATAGTAAAACAAGTCCCATCAATATACGTTTGAGCAATATCCGAACCCTGAAAATTTACGTCCAGTAAAACCTTACCCAGTGCCGTTTGTGTCGCGGTCCACGTTACGCCGTTAATCTGTAACAGCCCGGCGTCAGTCTCAGTAAAAAACCTTAACTGTCCCGTGTCCTCATAGTCGGCCGGGAGGTATGGCGTGTTAATCGTAAACTGGAAACGAACGTCTCCGCTCTGGTAAAACGGGAAACAAAAATTAATATCGAGCGCGCAAATATCGAGAGGGTAAAGTTGCTGGTCCCTTCCGAAAAAAGTTAAAAAACTATTTCGCGCTCCCGTGTATGTTTGTCCAGTAATCGGCATGTTTATAATTCGTTTTGACGGACCTTTAACAGTGTAAAGTCAGCGGTCCCTTCGTTCGGTGTTTGAGTCGCCTCAATAACCCATCCCTGGTACAGTGTCCCTCCGCAAGTAAAACGGACGTAACCGTAAGGGTCGGACTTTAATAAATTCCACTGGCTAATTGAACAAGGGACGCCAGTTAACTTTATTATAATAGTTTCCCAGAGCGGACTTGCGTCCGTCGGATCAATAAATAAACTCTCGGTAATCGTTTGGTCCTCCTTAATTATTTGGTTCTCCAGATCGCAAACCGAGGAGTTCATTTGTCCAGCCGAGAGGTAATTTCCGTCCGCGCTGTTAAATAGTAACGACTCGCTGGCCGTGTTTGGATTACCCGCCGCGATAGTTTTAAACCAGCGTAATAAATTACGCACTGGAGTTAAACGATAATTTAAACGAGTCGCTGGTGTTGTTATTCCAGAAGGTCCAACGTCCACGCCCCGGTAATCGTAATACTGGTCGTCGTCAATATCGAGAAACGTGTTTAAGATAAACAGATCATTATCGAACGCGTTGTCAGCTGTCCCGATAACGTTCTGGTTTCTCCGTCTGGTTGTTTCGATAGTGTAACCGCCCGCGATTAAATCGCTCAGCAAGTCGAGCGCGGTCATTTGGTTTTTAACGTTCCGACGGTACTCTCGCCGCGTGTTCATTTCGTCAAGGCCCGTATATTCTCCGAGCTCCCATTTAGAGTACCCGATTTTAATCAAACCGTAAACCATTTTCTCAGCGTTGGTAAACTCAGCCTCGAAAACGGCGCCCAGGTCGAGGACAAAACGGTCCGCGTAAAACGTCGGTAACGAGCTAACCCTTACCTCTGTTTCGTTTTGAAACAGTCCCCAGCCGACGTTAAATATACGCGAGGCTCCTCGAAATAATTCGTCGAAACTTACGTACAGCTCAGCCGGAACTGGAGTCGTAACGAGGCGCAACAATAACCCGTTAAAAATGTGGTAATCCTGAAAACATTCAACGTCGCAAGTCGAGCCGTTTTCGAAACAATCCGTTTCGACGTAAGCGGTCGGAAGCCACGCGAGTAGTTTGTCCAAACGATAACCGAGCGGTTTCGTCGGAGGACAAAACGTGTTCCAGGTTAGTTTAAAGTAATTAACGTCCTCAGTTTCTCCGCCTGGTGTAAAATTGTTTAAAGCGTAACCAATAAAAGTATCCGGGTCACTTGGAAAAACTGGAGTGCCATCAAATAGCCAGACCTCAATCCAGTATAAAACGTGAGAGTAACCGTATAACAACGGCGTGTTAAAAAAACTGTAACTAAATTGCAACGTAGTGCCACTCCCTACACAGCTACCCGAACCGATAGGGTGCGAAACGATAGTATTAATATAACCGCTCGACTGATTATAAAACGCTAATTTAACCCAGGCCGAGTAAAACTGAGGATCATCCCCCGGAGCTGGTGGGTTCGCTCCCGATCCGGTAAATTCTCCCTCAATTTTAAAATCAAAAATCGGATCGTTCCAGTCGTAAACGCAGTTCACGTTATCCGGTTCGCCTCGTTCCCATAGTGCAAGTTTAAATCCATACTCAGCCCATTCGTCCGGATCGCTAAAATCAATTGCGCTGAAATCATTTTTATAAACCACCGGATCAAGTCCAGTATTTAAGTTCCAAAAACCAACGTCTCCGACGACGTCCTTATCAAACAGTATAGGGATATAAAACCTTTTCGGAGTTACATTTTGCAACGGTGGGTAAGGTACTAAACCACCGCCATAAAACGCTGGTAAATCGACCGTGGCGTTATTTTGTAAAACTATCTCCTGGCCCCTCACGTTTACGTTATCGCCTTGTAACGGCGTTATCGGTTGCCCGTCGAAATTCTCGACAGCCGAGGCTTTAACTCGCTGGTCCAAACGTCCGAGTAATATATCCGCGCAGCGGCTATTTGTTACCGTGCACGTGATCCAGCAGTCGTCCCCACAGTGACGCGCGAACGTTTGAAAATCAAACTTACCGTAATAAAACTCGCTCCAGTTTACGTCTCCCTCGCACTTATAGTCAACCCATAAATTCATTTCCCCGTCGGCTCCTCTCGCGTTATATTCCGTTTGCAATATCGTAAACCCGTTTCCAATATATTCGAGGTCCGACGTGTCGATCGTTTGAAAAACGCCGTGGTGTTCGAGGTTTCTCCGGAGGCTCTGGCCCATGTCAGCCCATCCGATCGGCTCGTCAATAACCGTGTAAGGCTGGTTTGGCCCTTCGAGTGCAAACCTCCAGATCATGTTTTTATCCTTAGTTTTTTATTGACGTACTGAGTCCGACTCAGCTCGTTAATCATGTATTTTTTAAAACCCTTTTCGTCCATCGATATTTCGACGTTCGTGCGGCCTTGCTTTACTATTTGAGCGAGACGCTCGTAATCCATCTGGTTTGCTGAGCCCACGCCGCGAGAACCTTTAAACGCGGCCAAACGGTACGAACCAGACGCGAGGCTCTCCATGATATTGTTCGCCAGCCCTGGCTCGACCTTGCGGTTTTGTATCGCACTGAGCGCCTCGAAATACTCCTCGTTAATCTTAGCCGGAACCACGCGCTCTCCACGCGATAACATCGCATGAATCGAGTCACTCGTTCCAGTTCCCGGACCTTCCACGAACTCGGTTCCCTTTGCAAACTTCGGCGGCTTTTGGCTTGCAATAACCGCCACCTGGGCAGCTCCAGCCACGCCAGCCGCGACGGCTTGTAAAACGTTAGGCAGTGCCTTAGTAACCGCGACGGCTGTATTTATTACAGCCATAACGACGGCGGCTTGTTTGTCAGCCTCCCACGCCTGGCGCTTAATCGCTTTTTCCTCATTCCGGTAACGCTTTTCGATAGCCATTTTTTGGCTCTCGGTTAGGTTCGCGTTACTCAGTGCCGCCTCGCGTCTGGTGTTAAGGTCCTCCAGCTGGGCGTCTGTCTCAGCCTTACGGTTACTTGCCGTTATCGTGTTAACCGCGTTAATTATTTCCATCGCCGAACCGATCGCGGCGTCCTGGTATTCTTTACGCCTCGCCTTCATAGTGTCGTCGAGCGATTTCATCTGAGCCTCGAACTCCGCCTGGTTCTGGGCCAGCGCTAACTTGTAAGCCTCCGAACCGAGTTTACCCTCGTTCTCGAATTGTAAATAAGTCTCTTTGTTTTTCGTCCGCAGCCATTCCATTAACAGCTCCTTGCGTCCTTCATAGTTATCCTTTTCGAGCTGGAGCTGGGCGAGTTGTATCGAGGCGAAATTCTCGGCTTGCTCGTCCATGTTTAACTTAAACAAACGGTCCTCGAGTTTCCTTTGCTCCTGGGCCTTGCGCTCCGTCTCGCTCATTACCTTATCCCAATAATTCGTCCGGAGGTTGTTTATCCGGTCGTTATATCTGTCGGTCTCCTCCGCGAGTGCTGTCTGGTGTTGTTCGCTGTTTGTTTTTCCTTGCGCCTTAAAGTTGTTATCGATTTGCGCCATTAGGGCTTTGTGATAATCCTCCTCCGCTTTGAGTTTTGGCTCGAGGTCCTCGTCGGTATAAATCGCCAGCTCACGCTTAGCCCTTGCCACTGACTCCGCAGCCATCCACGCGGCCAGTGCTCGCGCGTCGTCCATCGCTTGTTTATCCGCTTGCTGTTTAGCCTGACGAGCTTTTTCATTTGCCGCCTTACGGGCCTGGCTTTCGCGCGTGTCGTGGTTTTTGTTTATTATTTCCTTCTCTTTGTTGCCTAACGTTTCAAGGTCGGCCATATATTTTATGTGCTCCCCAGCTAATTTAAAAAGCTTTTTATTTACCATTTGCGCCGCCATGTACTCCTGAGAGTCCATATCCGCTTTAACCTTTAAGCGAACGTAACCGTTGTCCATTTCCAGTTTTTTAAACATTTCCTGGGCTTCGGTTTCGTCTTTATAAACTTGTTTAATTCCGTCCATTACCGCCTTCTCTTTGAGCTTTTGGTAATCGTCCTCGGCGCTTATTCGTTCCTTTTTATTTTTTATATCAGCCTTTAAAATATCCGCCTCGCGTTGACTCATGGATCCGCTCAAAACAGCCAGGTCCGCGTCAACCTCCGCGAGCTTGTCCGCTAAATCGCCAGCCGCTCGTTTCTGGTCGTCCATCGCTGAACTCGTTTTTGTAATCGAGTCCGTCAGCTCCTCCTCGCCCATAGCAAACAGAGCAGCCGCCGCGACGAGGCTTAAAATAACAGTCAAACCTCCGCTCATTATCGCCGTCGCCGTTGCCGTCTCGACGCCCATAACGCGAGCCCCGATCGCGACTAACCGCTGAGCTTTGTCTAACCCGTACAAACGCCCGGTTAATATACCCTGGATTAACGCGCTCTCCTTTTGGAGGAGGTTCGTTATCGTCGTCGCCGACTGTAATAACGTCGCCGCCGCTTGCACCCTTACCATCGTTTTTTGTAGCTCCTCGTTTTTCGAACCCGTCAAAGTAACAATCGACTGGTAAGCAGCAAACCCAGCCGTCGCCAGCTGAACTCCCTCTCCAATTGCCTTTAAATTATTTTCCAAACGATTACCCGCGAACGCTTTAACCTGACGGCTTGCGTCCTCGATAGCGTCGGCCAGTTCTCCAGCTCTGGCGGCCGCCTTTTGTAGTTCCGCTCCCTCCAGTTGGCCGCTCGCGATCTGGGCCTTTAACTCCTTTAACTCTTGCTTTAACGTTTTCGTTTTCTTAATCGTCTCAGGAATCGGAGCTCCCTCCTTTGGATCGAGAACTCCGGGCGCCTTTTGAAAAACTCCGTCGCCGAGCGTTTTTCCCAGGTCCTTAATCTCGCCCTCCAGTTTGCCAGCCGCCGTCGCGCTCTGGTTTAATATCGAAATGCTTTCCTTTTGCTTTGTGTTTATTCGATCGATTTCCGCGGCTTGCTCATCCGATAACTGTCCGAGCGTTTTCATGATTTGAACCGCTGGGAGTAGCCCCTGAGTGTCCGCGACGAACTTAACGACGACGTCGGTCATTTTGTTTTTTGCCTTGCGTTCTGTCTTGCCTCTGACCTACGCGCCTCGTCCGCGTAGAAAAAAAAGTCGTACAAACCCAAACCGTTAAGCTGGTAATTCGCCGGGAGGTATTTCATTACTCGTAACTTCATACGCTCGCGGTCCTCCGTTCCTTCTCGGACGTCGACTCTCCAGTTTCGTTTTGTAGGATCGCCTCGATCAGTTCCACCGTTTGCAAATACATCAGGGAAGAGTTTCCGGATAGTTGTAAAAACGGTATCAGTCTCCTTAAAGGCTCGCGCAAAAAAAAACTGTCGGCATCGTGTTTTTTCCAGTGTGCTATTTTTTTCCAGTTGTACTCGTAATCGTACCGGAGCGGGTTCTCTGTTTTGTCGATAAACACTACCGAGGCCACGCGATAAATAACGTCCTTGCTGACTATATACTGTAAACGGTCCTCCAGCTTTGAATAAAGCCGTATGATTTCCGATATGTTTATCTGTTTGGGGTTCTCAATAATCCGTTTAAATTGCTCACAGTGCGCCTTTAAGTAATCGTTTGTAACTCCGTTCTGGAGCTCCTGGAAAAACGTCAGGCTCTCCAGCCCGCGCTCGTACGGCAAATTATTTTTGTCCTTAAACTCGTAGTAATCCACGCCGCCGCACGTAAACGCGTAATCGACTACGAACCTATCCCGCTCCAGCTGGTTAACTGGCGGTTTAAATACGTGCTTAATTCTCGTAAACAGTGAGTCGTTCATCGTTAAGTAAATCGTTAAGAGGGTGTTTTTCGTTGCCGACTGGAACGTTCCAGTAATACACGCCACGCGCGGGCATAACTACCAGAACCCAGTTTTTAAATTTATACTGTTTTTTTTTCGGGGCCCCGTTACAGCCGCAAGTCTCCCCGATATACTGAGCGCCGCGGCTTAAAATAAAATCGTGAGCGTGTGCGATATTCATTCCTGGTCCGGAAATAATTTGTAAATCGTTCCAACCAGTAACGCGTTGAACGCTACCAGAGCGCCTATATGTAGCGCCCACTTCGGAGCGCTAAACTTACATAAAAATAAAAACCCATGTACCGAGGACATGCAAACCGGGCACGTAAACAACGGCTTTGCCATCCAGTCCGGGAGTAACCTCTCCAGCTGCCATCCTACCGGGCGCAATATCGAAAAATCGAATACCAGTAAAATGTGAACGCCCACACACCAGAACGCGTTTAAAATTACCTCGTTCATACTGGCGGCTCCTCCTCACAAACACAAACGACCTCGAATAAACCAGGCGACGCCGTGCTGTCGTCGAATATAATCGCGAGGTCCGTATAAGTAACGCCGCAAATTTCGGGCGTTATTAAGTTACAAAAATTCTCGTCAGAGTAAAACTCCCATTTCGTAACTCCGTCGCTGGAGTTCCAGAACCCGGGAGCGATTTCGTTTTGTGCCAGCTGAATAGTTCCGTTAAAGTCGGAAACCGTTTGATAAACTAACGACTTGCCGCTCTGGAGTGTGACCTTAATCCATACGTCCATCGATCCGTCAGGAACCCAGACGATATTTATAAACTCGTTGCAACCTGAGACGGTTCGAGTGTAAGTTGGTCCGCAGTTTACCAGTGCCATAAGTGACTCAAATTTAATAATTAAAATTTGAAAAGGAACTCAAAAAAGTATTAACAGCATAACGCGCACAGTCGAGGAGGTCGAGCTGTTGAGTCGGATCGTTTCGGTCTTGCTTTATTAAACTACCGTCCGCCCGAATCGCCGCGTTCTCCAGGTCAAAAATCAGAGCCTTACATTTCGGTTCGTATATCTTAAACTCTCCTTTACTTAATACCGAGTTAAACAGTACCCGGTTTTTCTCGATTGACGGGTTCGAGTTCGGGATCATCATTTGATTTCCACTCAGGTTTAACTGTTTTTGTATTATCAGGTAGTACGTCATTGAATCCCGAACGAGTCCGCTCCTCGCGTTGCCCGAGCTGTCGCCCGTAACGATAAACAACCGCCCCGGATAGTGCGCCTCGATATACTGGCACATTTCGTAAATATCCGAGTTCGGGAGTTTAATCGCTTCATGAACGTAAATTTGGTTAAAGCGGTTCGTTTGAAAAACGATACAGCTCATCGGGTTTTTGTTAAAGTCAAACGAGAGGTAAACCTCGCCGCCCATCAGTTGACTCTCACGCGTCAGGTGTCGCTCTGAGTTGTAAGCGTACGCCCAGCGGTTCCCATCGTTGTCGTAATTCGTCCAGTCGCCGTCTAACATGATCCGCTTGGAACGCTCGTCCAGCGTGTTGGTCCAGTTGCTTATCTGATCCTTAGTTACAAACGCGTTGTCCTGGTAGTTCGCCAGCTGGTAGTAAAACGTCTCCGGTAGTGTCCCGTTCATGTACGGTAAATGTACTTTTTGTTTAATCCATTTTTGCGTCGGGTTGAACGTGCTGAGCGTTATCGGTTTCGGCATGTTATCGACGTACCAGCTCCCGATCCTGGTCAGCGCCATATTCCAGGTTTTAATCGAGAGCTCCTCGATTTGCTCCATAAACACGCCGTTCGTCTCAAGCCCCAGCCAGTTGTTAAGGTTCGGGTCGTCCTCGATATTCTCTCCTTTAAAAAAAATTTTACTATCTGTCTTTTTGTGGTATAAAAAAAAGTTACCGGGGTCACGGTTCCACTTCCAGTTAACGCCGCCGCTAACGATTTTCTCGAACGTCGGTATCGTCGTGTCCTTCATTACCTTAAACGTTCTCCTTACAACGTGCCAGCGTGTGTTCGGGAACTGTCGTCCCGCGTAAAGTAAAATTGCCGCGCTGACGTATGTCTTTCCGCCACGTATCGCCCCGCCATAAAAAAAATTCCGGTACTCGTTATGGCCCAGTAACGCCTCGATTACTTTACAAAAATAAACCCACTGTTTCGGGTTAGCTCGTAAATCGACGCTCATTAATCGAGGAGAAGCTGGTTTCCGTCCGGAGTTATTATCGTGATCTTACTCGTACCCTCTGAGCTGACCGTCTGGACGAACGTCTCGGGAACCTTGCCCCAGCCTCGCTCGAATATAATCGCGGCGGCCTTCATGTCGCCACGCGTCGCCCTGGTAATTATCGCGTCGATCATTTCGATCAGCTTTTGTTGGCCACTCTCTCCGGATAGGAACGTTCGTTCGCGAACCAACGTGCCCAGGTCCGCCGTTGTCATTTTTTCGACTGGCTTACTCGAAACCTCCTCGGCCTCTGTTATTATCTCGATAGGTTTACTCATAACTCGTCAAGCTCCAGCCGGAGCGCGTCTATTAATATCTTTGGAACGTCTAATCCCATTTGTTCAGCTTGCCATACCAGATCCGCTAAGCGGTTGTAGGTCTTGCGGTCCGTCTCCAAACATAGGACCTCCCGGCGCTCGTTCCACTCATCATAGCGCTGGTAGTCGTCCATTTAAAAAAACGGGTTAATCGTTGGCGGGTAAAGCTCGCCGTTATTGCTCAGCGATCCGTTAGACGACGGAGCCGCTGGTTTATCGACCGCGCCCAGTAGTTCCAGGTAGTTAACCTCGACGTCGATCGTCGCGACGGGCTGGCCGTCCTTTTGATAAATCCGGACGTCAGGCGTCCCCTCGATCAGTACCTTCTGGCCCTTCTTTAAAAAATCCTTTACGACGTCCTGACCAGCGTTCCTCCAGTAGGCGCAGCGGTACCAGTGAGTAATTTCTTTTTTGCGGACCGCGACCGAAAAGTTTAAAACGACTCGTTTGTCAAACTGTTTAACCTCGACGTCCGCGCCCAGGTTTCCCGTAATTATGATTTTTTCCATTACTTCTTTTTCTTTTGCTTAGCCTTTTTTGCCACATCGAGCGCGATCGCGACCGCTTGCGCCTGAGACTTTCCGGCTTTTAACTCGGTCTTAATATTTTTGCTCACGGTTTTAGCTGAGTAACCCTCTTTTAGTGGCATAGCGAATTAATTTAAAAACGAATTTACCTATAAACGATAAACGCTCCCAGAGGTGTTAAAAACTTGTAACGGGTCGGAAACCGATCGCGAGCTTGTTAACGAGTTGTCCTTCGACCTTAAAGTTCTCGCTCTGGTGGTATAGCTGAATATCAAAACAAACCAGACGGTTAACTTTATTTTTAATCAAAACCTCCTCTCCAGCCACAAAAAAAACCGTCCCGCCGTTTGGGACTTCGTTTAAGTAAATAAGTAGTTTCTCTCGCGCCTGAGTGATCGTTGTCCGGTCCTGGTGCTTGCCGATAGGCTTCGAGCTGTTTGTGATCGTTACGTCCGGATAAAGTCCTACCCATCGCGAATTTATTTCGAGGAGTTTTTCCCGGTACTTCCTCCAGAACCACAGCGTTAACGACTCGTCCTTTAATATCGTGTTAACGTTTTCGATCGCGTAAGCCCGTAAGAACTCCAGATCCTCCAGCTGCAAAAAATTATCTTTAACACTAATTAACATTTGGACAAAAATAATCGGTTTTTCCGATTTTCCTTAGTGTCAGTTTAACACTTTGAAACTTTAATCTTTTACTAATTTTTCTCTAATCTTTGGCTAATTTTAACACTTTCTTAGTGTCATATTGACACTTAGGCGTTTTTGTCAATTTTGTGGGTTTCCGAAAAATTTCGAGTGACAAAACGGACCGATAATGGGCAAAAATGGGAACAAAACCTCGGGGGGGTGCATGCTACCGTTACATATCTGGAAGGTTTGATTTTTGTGGTGGTTCCTGAGTAGTGACAAAAAAAAAAT